AACCTCGATAAAGTTTCTCACCTCATCACTGACCTCCGTTGGGAAGGAAATGATGTGGTAGGAAAGGCATCAATATTAGATACTCCTATGGGACAGATTGTAAAAGGTCTCCTTGAAGGTGGTGTCAATCTTGGTGTTTCAACTCGTGGAATGGGTAGTCTTGAGCAACGTGGCGGTGCCATGTATGTCAAGGATGATTTCACTCTTAGTACGGTTGATATCGTACAAGATCCATCTGCACCAAATGCTTTTGTTAATGGAATCATGGAAGGTGTAGAGTGGGTCTGGAGTAATGGCATCCTGACCGCACAAGAAATATGTGAAGAAATAGAAGAGACTGAATTCGTTGAACCTCCCCGTATTGTGAAGGGTGAATATGCCCCTCAGGTACGAGAGTATAAGAATTTCCTCTCATCACTTAAGAAGAAAAACTTTTGATCAAGGAGAAAAATATGTCAGAAGAGAATTTTGACCACGACCTCCTCGATGAGCAGGAAGTAGATCTGTCAGAGGGTGAAACCCCTGATATGTCTTATGACAAGAAAGGTGAAGAGGGTCCATCCCTCGCCGCTACCGATAAGGCTGCAAAGTCTGGTAAGAAGGCACCTGCTCGTAAGGGAGACAAGTCGAACAGTGAAGCAATGCCAAAGACAAAGGCAGGTATCGTCAGTGATATGTACAACCACTTGAACGATATGAGCAAGGAAGAACTCCAAGATGCTTATATCAAGATGATGGGTTTAGAGGTTGAAGAGGAAGTTGCTGAGTCTATCGTTCCCGATGTGGAAACCGATGCAGACTTTAGTGAAGACCTCGACGCACTGGTAGAATCTGAGGCAACACTCAGTGATGAGTTTAAAGCCAAAACTGCTGTAATCTTTGAGTCAGCATTGAAGACGAAACTGGCAGAAGAAATTGTCAGGATCGAAACTGCTTACGAAGAGAAACTGGAGGCTGAGTTAATCGAACAGCGTGAACAGTTTGTCGAGAAAGTAGATAGCTACCTCAACTACGTTGTGGAACAGTGGATGGAAGAGAACAAACTCGCTATCCATCAGGGTCTGCGTACGGAAATTGCTGAGACGTTTATGACTAACCTGAAGGGTTTGTTTGTAGAGTCTTACATCGATGTACCAGAGTCTAAGATTGACCTCGTTGATGATCTGGCAGATCAAGTAGAAGAACTCGAAGAGCAACTCTACAAAGTCACCACTGATTCAATCAAGTTGACTGAGCAAGTCGAGCAACTCAAGCGTCAGGCAGTTGTTGCCGAAGCGTGTGCAGACCTCGCAGAAACTCAGGCAGAGAAGCTCGCATCTCTGGTATCAGACCTCGACTTCGATGACGAAGAGTCATTCGCGAAAAAGGTACTGACCGTTAAAGAGTCTTACTTCTCTAAAGCACCTTCAACTGAAGAAACTTCATCTGAACTTACTGAGTCAGCAGACGATCCCGAAGCATATGTTGCTGAGGAAGAAGTAGCACCCTCTATGGAGCGTTACCTCTCTGCTATTCGTCGAGTTCAACAATAATAAATCCCATTTTTAGGAGATAATAAAATGGAACTCAATTTCGAACATTTGGTCGAAAAGTGGAGTCCGGTTCTGAACGAAGAATCTGCGGGCACCATTGCTGACCGTCATCGCCGTAACGTAACTGCGGCAGTACTGGAAAACCAAGAGAAGGCAATGCTTCAAGAGCGTTCTCAGATGTCTTTCCTGAACGAAACTGCTGCCAACAACACTTCAAGTGTTGATAACTGGGATCCCGTACTGATCTCCCTCGTTCGTCGTGCTATGCCTAACCTGATGGCATACGACGTATGTGGTGTTCAGCCTATGTCTGGTCCTACTGGTCTTATCTTTGCTATGAAGAGCAAGTACCAAACCACTCGTGGTGGTGCTACTGCTGGTGATGAAGCACTGCACAACGAAGCAATCACTCCTTACTCTGGTGACTCTTCTGCTACCCAATCCAATACTAACGGTCCTTCTGGTCTGGATGGTGTTGCTGATCCCATCGATACCAACCGTAACGTCACTGACTTCGGTACTGGTATGCCTACTGCTGACGCAGAAGCACTGGGTAACACTGGTAGTGAATTTGCTGAGATGGGTTTCACCATCGAGAAGAGCACAGTGACTGCGGTCTCTCGTGCACTGAAGGCAGAGTACACCATCGAACTGGCACAAGACTTGAAAGCAATTCATGGTCTTGATGCTGAAGCAGAACTTGCTAACATCCTGTCTGCTGAGATCCTTGCTGAGATCAACCGTGAGGTTATCCGCACGATCAACAGCCAAGCAAAGA